ACGGAAGGAGATGCGTCATGCGGGTGGTGCAGTTCGAGGGAGAAGAGGTACCGATCCACGGATCGGCGCTCACGTACGGCCTCTACGAGCGGGAGTTCACGAGGCACATCGAAGGGAAGCTCGTGCGCGGGGACATCATCCGCGACGTGCAGCTCATCGAGTCCGAGAGCCAGCTCACGCTCATGCTACGGATCTTCTGGGCGCTGGCCCGGACGGCGAAGACGGGACCGTTCCCGGACTTCGAGTCGTGGGTGCTCGCTCACGATGAGGCCCTGGCCGACATGTCCGACTCCGAGTTGTGGACAGCGGTCATCGGCGAAGCGAGGCGAGCGTTCTTTCGTAAGGCCCCGGCCGGAGAGACCGAGCAGACGGGGCGCGACGAGGTATGACGATGACCCCGGCCTTGGGATGCTCGTCACGGCCAAGCGNATGGGGCTGTCGTTCGAGGAACTGAACATGCTCACGCTCGANGACTACATNGACTTCGTGGAGCTNTGGNCACCGGANGACGAGGACGGCGANCGGTACGCGACACAGGCCGACATCGATNCGTTCCTCGGCTAGGAGGTAGGCGTGGCGGGCAACATCAANGGNNTGACCGTCGAGATCGGTGCCGAGACCAANGGNCTTGAGGCGGCGCTGAAAGACGTCGGCAAGCGCACCGCAGACGTCAACCGCGAGCTCGGCCAGGTCGAGCGCGCGCTCAAGTTCGACCCCTCGAACACCGTGCTCCTCGGCCAGAAGCAGGCGCTTCTTGCGGACAAGGTTGAGGCGACCAAGGAGAAGCTCGAGGCGCTGCGTCAGGCGCAGGCCCGCGTCGACTCCATGTTCGCGTCGGGCGAGATAGACGACGGCCAGTACCGGGCGTTCCAGCGCGACATCGTGACGACCGAGAACAAGCTGCAGACGTTCGAGGGCCAGCTCCGTGAGGTCGAGACGCAGCAGAAGCAGACCGCCACGTCGGCCAAGAACATGGGCGACGATGTGGACAAGGCCGGGGACAAGGCCAAGTCGAGCGAGGGCAAGTTCAAGGCCTCGTTCTCCAACATCGCGAAGGCCGCTGGAGCGGCCGCGCTCGCTGTCGGGGCCGCGGCTATAGCGATCGGCGCGAAGGCGATCGAGAACGCGGACGAGCTGCAGCGCCTCTCGGATGCGACCGGCATGTCGGCCGAACGCTTGGGCGAGCTGCAGTACATCGGCAACAACCTCGGCGTCGAGCTGGAGACCGTTGCGGGCGCGCAGGCGAAGCTCACCAAGTCCATGAACGCGGCACGCGAGGGCACTGGCACCCAGGCAGAGGCGTTCGCCGCGCTGGGTATCTCCGTCGTGGACGCGAACGGGAACCTGCGCGACGCGAAAGACGTCATGGGCGAGGCGTTCTCGGCACTCAACGGCGTCGGCAACGAGACCGAGCGCGATGCCCTCGCGATGCAGATCTTCGGCAAGGGCGCGCAGGATCTGAACCCGCTCATCACGGCAGGCTCAGACGAGCTCGCACGTCTGTCGCAAGAGGCGCGCGACAACGGCGCGGTCATGAGCAACGAGGCGGTCGCTGGCCTGGACACGTTCGGCGACACGCTCGACAACATCAAGAACAGCGTGCTCGGCTCGTTCGGCGAGGCCGTCGCCGGGCTGCTCCCCAAGATACAGCCGTTCATCGACATGATCACCGGGGCCGAGGGTGCGATGGGAGTCGGCGACTTCATCCCGCCCGAAGTGAACGCACAACTGCTCACGCTGAAGACGTCGATCGACGAGTTCTCCGCGAACACCATGCCCAAGATCAGCGCCTGGTTCGACGAGTTCATCGGCCCGACCGTGGACGAGATCAAGACGGCGTTCGGCGACATGGCGATGGAGATCATCCCGACCGTGACCGCCATCGTGGACTTCGTGAACGAGAACTGGCCCGCGATCCAGCGCGCGATCGAGCCGGTCATGGGAGCGATCCGCGACCTGATCTCCGGCGTGATGCAGATCATCGCCGGGATAATCCGCACGGTCATGGCCGTCATCCGAGGCGACTGGAGCGCGGCCTGGGAAGGCATCAAGACGGTATTCAACGGCGTCGTGGACGTGTTCAAGAGTACGACCATCGGCATGCTCATCCAGCAGGCGTTCGAGAAGGTGAAGGAGATCGGACCCTGGTTCGAGGACATGAAGACCAAGGTCATGGACGTCATCAACAAGCTGCTCGATAAGCTGAAGAAGCCGATCGCCGACATCAAGAACCTGCTGAACGAGATCAACCCGTTCACGCGGCACAGTCCCTCGCTCGTGGACAACGTGCTCGCAGGCGTGAAGCAGATCGGCGACGCGTACGGCTCGCTCGCGGACATGCGTATCGCGGGTCCGTCCATCGCCGGTGTCAGCGCCGGGGCCGGTCAGGTGGCCGCGACGCTTGCCGGGAGCAGCGTCACGAACGTGTCCAGCGGCGGCAACGTGACCATCCAGAACCTGACCGTGGACGGCTCCAAGATGCCGACTGCGGACTTCAACGGTCTCATCGCCAGTATCCAGATGGCCAAGCGCATGAGCGGAAGGTAGCGACGTGGCGACTCTCTACGGCAACCAGGTGGGCGGCGGGTCCGGGCAGAACGGCTTCGTTCTGTGCTCCGAGCTGTGGTACGACGGGAACCCTGCCAACGGCTACGTGACCGTCCACTGGAACTTCATCGTGTGGACGAAGTGGAGCTTCACGGACACGAGCAACACGCTGTCCAAGTGGGGCACGCTGTGGAACTCGAGCAACGCCATAAGCCTCAACACAACCGTCGACTCCGGGTCCGCCACGAGCTATCCGTATTGGCCCGCCGCCAACCGTGTCGTCGTGGAGTCCGGCTCCCAGAACGTCAACCTCTCCTACGGGGCTCAGACCTACATCGGACTCGGCTGCTCTCTTACGGGCCTGTACGTCGCCGGGACATCGACCGCCTCGCCGAACGAGATCATGCTGCCGGCCATCCCCTACAGCGTCCCGACCGCTCCGACGATCGGCACGAACACCCGCAACTCCGACACCTCGAACACCATCGCCTGGACGAACAACGCAACGACCGCCGCGCCGTACACGAACCTCTACGTCGACCGGAGCACGGACGGCGGCGGCTTCGTGCAGGTCGCCTCGCTCGCAGGTTCGGCGACCTCGTACACGGACACGACCACCTCGGCGAACCACTCGTACGCCTACCGTGTGCGTGTCTCGAACTCGGCAGGCTCGGCCACGAGTGGCACCTCGGGCACGACGCACAACACGCCCGCCGCTCCGAGCAACTGCGCGGCGGTCAAGACGGGCGCGACCGAGGTCACCGTCACGTGCACGGACAACTCGAACACGGAGACGGCCTTCGAGTGGGACCGCACCGCGGACGGCGGCGCGACCTGGACGAACCTCGGCAGCACCGGCGCGGGTGTCACGACCTACGTGGATTCCGCGGCTCCGGGTGGGACCGTAGCCTATCGCGTGCGCGCGACCAGGAGCGCGCTCGTCTCGGCATACTCGGCGACCAGCAACAGCGTCACGACCACGACCCCGCCTGCCGCCCCGACCGTGACCGCGTTCCCTGTCTACTCGGCGACCGGCACCGTGTTGCGTATCGCCTGGACGCACAACTCACTCGACGGCTCGGCGCAGTCGAAAGCCGACATCAGCTACAACTTCGGCGGCTCCGAGACCGTCTACAGCCTGACGGGCGCGACCGCGTACTACGACATCCCCATCACGGGGAAAGCGGCCACGACCGTCGTCACGGCGAAGGTGCGCACGTACGGCCTCCATGCGAACCCCGGCGCGTACTCGGGAACGACCTCGACCACGCTCGCCGACACGCCCGCGGCCAACATCACGACGCCCGCCACGGACGCTACGGTAGTCGTCGACGTGCCGCTCGTAGTGGCCTGGAGCTACACCGACGAGTTCGCACAGGCGGGTTGGGACCTCGGGCTGTACAAGAGCGGCGTGCTCGTCAACTCCTGGAGCGGCACGACCGAGACGTCGCAGTCGATCGGTGCGGCGTACCTGGAAGACGACGCTTCGTTCTCGCTCTCGCTCACCGTCCGCTCAGGCTCCGGCTTCGAGGCCACGGCGACGCGGCTGTTCACCACCGACTACCTCGCCCCGCTCGTGCCGCAGGTGTCGGCCGTGTGGGATCCCGTGACACTCTCGGCGAGCGTCGTCCCGTTCGCGATCGCGAACCCCGCCGCGTGGACGGCAGAGGTTGGGTACGCGCTTGGGGCTAAGGTGACGGGCTCGAGCAAGGTGTACGTCTGCACCACAGCCGGAACGTCTGATTACGATGAACCGACCTGGCCCGCGTCCGGGACGGTGGCGGACGGGACCGTGGTCTGGACGTACGAGTCGGTCCTGTTCCCCGCGACCGACCACCTCGCGCTCCAGCGCCTGGACACCTTCGACGGCGTGACGTACACCGAGGTGCTCGCAGACCCGGTCACAGCCGGCACCACGATCATCGACCGCACGCCGAGACTCGGCCAGAACGTGACCTGGCGCGCGCTCGCGGTGGCGGCCAACGGCGCGTACTCGACCGCCGATGCCATCGTGAACACGGTCGCGGGCGGCTACTACGCGGTGAACTTCGGCGACGGTGACGCCGAGCTGCTGAAGATGCGCTTCAATCATGGCCTCGGCCACAGCTCGAGCGACGACTCCGAGACACTCACCTTCGCCGGCCGCGACCTCCCCGTCGTCTACGCAGGCGAGCACGTCTCCGAGTCCGTCTCCCTCTCGGCGACGGTGATGGACGATACCAGCCGCGCGGCCATGCGCACGCTCAGGGCGTGGAAGAAGGCGTGCGTCTACCGGGAGCGGGACGGCTACCGGGCCAACGTGAAGGTGACGTCCGTGGACGACCGCCCCGGCCAGTTCAAGGGTCATACCGAGATCTCGCTCGACATGACGGTGGTCGAGTAGCGTGGCGGTGGACTGGAGCATCCCGCGCGCGGGTACGTTCCGCTTCTACCGCGTGGACTACACGACGCGCCACGAGCTCGAGGAGCTCACGACCGTGCTCCCCGGCGGGAACATCAGCCGGAACCTGAACGCGGCGCTCAAGGAGTCCGGCTCACTCCCCGTCGCAGGACCGCTCTCGCTCGGCGATGACCTCGTGCGTGTCTACTACGTGGTCGAAGACGACGACGGGAACGAGGAGAAGATCGCGCTCGCCACGATGCACGCGGTGGCCGAGACGGTGCGCTACTCGTCTGCCACGGCGACCGCTGCACTCGTGCTGTACTCGGCGCTGCTCACACTCCAGGACACATCGATCGACGCATCACTGACCATCGCGGCAGGTGCTGTGGCCGTGAGTGAGGCCGCCAAGATCTGCACCGACCTCGGACTGCCGGTGGTCGCGAGCGCGTCCTCCAAGCAGCTCGGCACGGACATGTCGTTCGATGCCGGCACGCCGTACCTTGCCGTCGTGAACGAGCTCCTGGCCTATGCCGGCTACTGGTCCGCGTCGGTGGACGGGTGGGGCCGCGTGCTGATGGAGCCGTATCAGGACCCGTCCGAGCGTGCGCCAGTGTGGGACTTCATAGCCGGGGCCAACTGTATCTTCCTGCCCGATGTGGAGGTGGGCTCGGACGCGTTCTCGGTACCGAACAAGTACGTGCTCACGTGCTCGAACCCGGACGGTGCTCCGCTCATCGGCAGCTACACGAACACCGACCCAGCCTCGCCGTTCTCGACCGTGACCCGTGGCCGGACCATCACCAAGTCCGAGACGGTGAACGATGCCGTCGATGTGGCGGACCTGAACGCGCGGGCCAAGGCGCGGCTCATCACCGAGACGGCGTCCACCGAGACGGTATCACTCCAGCACGCGTACGCGCCCGTGCGCGTGGCCGATGCCGTGAGCTTGAACTGGGCGGCACACGGACTGTCCATGCGCGGGGCCATCCAGTCGCAGGACATCGCCCTCGTGCCGTCCGCGCTCACCAAGACGACGCTCAAGCGGATCTGGAGGTAGGCCGTGTCCGTCAACGACATCCTGCGTAGCGGGGCGTTCACCGATCCGCCCGCGCCCTCGGACTCGTGGAGCCTCGGTACCGTGAGCGGCGCACCATCGGGCGGGGTCGCGTCCGTGGTCATCGATGGCGATACGGCGGGTACGTCCATGACGATGCTCGTGCCATGTGCGGACGGCGACCGCGTGCTGACCGTGCTCCTCGGCCGTTCTCGCATGGTCGTGGGCGTCATCGGTGCCATCTGCCCGCACGCCGTTGGTGACTACTACATGACCGAGTCCACGACCTCGCCCGCCGATCGCTGGCCGGGGACGACGTGGGAAGAGCTGGCCGGACGCGTCCTGGTGGGCAGGGATTCAGCTCAGACGGAGTTCGACACGGTGGGAGAGCAGGGCGGCCACAAGGCCATGCAAGCGCACACTCACGGGTTGTCACTTGCCCTGTACCGATACTCGAACGGTAGTTCCTCCGCACACGGGAGCTACTACTATGACGGCATGGGCGGGGCGGCAATCGTTCCGACAACGACGGGGACGGGCGACAGCGAGAACCTTCAGCCCTACCGCGTCTGCTATGTCTGGCGCCGGACGGCGTGAGTGACGCGGGCGTGAGACTGCTCCTTGAGGGAAAGGAGTGCTCATGCCCAAGTGGACACCTGTTCGCGTGACCGGCGATTACGACGACCGTCAGGCGAGCGCGAACACGCTCGGAGCCGTTTGCTACTACGAGCAGCACATGAACAGCTACACGACCGCCGCGAAGCAATACGGCCTCGTGCAGGTCGCGCACAACGCGAGCGCCACGTCCAAGGCGTGGGCGACCGACCTCGCCGCGCGGTGGCAGAACATCACCGGCCTGCCGACACGGATGCGCCAGACCAAGGCGGGCGGCCGGGGCAACCACAACATCGAGCACACGGCCATGCCCGCCATCCTGGGCGAGCCGGGACCGATCAGCCACGCGGCGTTCGATGACTGGATGGACAGCGAGCCGAACCGCCGCCTGCTCGCTCTCGCCGTCGCCGAGTCCATCAAGGCCATGTTCCCGGCGGGCGGCACGGTCGCGCTCTCGACCGGACACCTCGGCAAGACGAGCAACCCGCGCGACACCGGAGCGGCGGACGCGGACGCTCCGGGCACACCTGGCGACCAGACCGAGGGATGGCTCAACGAGCAGGTCATCGGGTACGTGGCCGAGTTCCTGGGCGAAGGTAGCATCGTGCANCCTCCTGCGCCGCCCACAGCGCCTCCTCCAGCCGCCATGCCGCTCCTGCGAGTCGGCAGTACCGGCGGCGCGGTACGTACCCTCCAGGCGGCTCTCAACGCGCGCGGCGCACATCTGCGCGTGGACGGAGCGTTCGGCGGGCGCACGCTCGGAGCGGTCAAGGACTTCCAGCGGCACAACAGGCTCGCGGTAGACGGCATCGTCGGGCCGAAGACTTGGCGCGCATTGGGGTACCGGTGATGCAGGCCGCGGTTGATGACTTCGGACGCCGGGCGTCTGACCACCTCGAGCCGTGTGGCCTGCTCCAGGTGGCGAACACCGAGATCGTGAACATGAAGGAGGACATCGGCGTGCTCTACAAGCGCGTCGACCGCCTGCCGAACTGGATGGTCATGCTATGGGGCGTGACTACTGCCACGCTTGGCGGCGCGCTCAGCGCGATCTTCTTCCTGGCGAACCAACTGTCTCAATGAAAGGAAGCACCATGAGCATCCCCGCGAAGTACCGCAAGGCCGTCTACTACGCTGCGATCGCCGTCGCTGTGGCAGCGTTCGCAGCAGGAGTCGTCACGCCGGAGCAGGTGAACGCGGGAGTCGACACGGCGTCTCAGGTGGTCGCGCTGCTGGCGTCCGTCCTGGCGCTCCTGAACATCACGCCGGACCCTCAGTAAGCGAGGTCGTGCTCCTCTACGGGCGCGACTTCCACAACGTGTAGCCCCACCACCGGGCACCGACACTCCCCGCCGTCGGGACCCGGACATGAGGCCCCACCTGACCCCTAGCAGGTGGGGCCTCGCCTTGTGGCTAGAGATCCTTACCGCAGTGCGGGCACGTCTTCCGTTCCCGCGCCTGCCTGCGTTCCGATTCCTCCTGATACCCGGACGCGAGTATGCCGGCGGGGAGCGCGAACACGGCGATGCCGAGGAGCTGGATGATGCCGCCGAGCAACTTGCCGAGCGCCGTGATGGGCCCCATGTCGCCGTACCCGACCGTCGTCAGCGTCGTGATGCCCCACCACATGGAGTGCGGGATGCTCGAGAACGACTCCGGCTGTGCCTCGTTCTCGACGTAGTACATGAGACTCGAGGACAACAGCAGCACCACGAGGACGCCGAAGAGCGCGACCCCGAGATCGGCCCGCTTCGAGCGAAACACGACACCGAGCCGATCGAGCGACTCCGAGTACCTACCCAGCTTGAGCACGCGGGCGAACCGCATGAGCCGGAGCGCGCGCAAGAAGCGGAGATCGAAGAGCCGCACCGGCAGAAGAAGCGCGGCATAAAACGGTAGGATCGCGGCCAGGTCGATGAGGCTGTAGAAGCTCCTGACATACCGCCACCGTGACGGGAACCGAGCATCTACAGTGCAGGCCCACAGACGGGCCAGATACTCAACGGTGAAGATGAGCACTGTCGTGATGTCCACGACTACCAGTGCTGTGCCGTAGTTCGCGCGGATCTCCGGCACGCTTTCCAGGACGACGGACGTGATACTGACGACCACCGCGACAAGGAGCAGCACGTCTACCCAGTCCCACTCGGTGCGCCCGGTCTCCTCGCTGTCCGTCACCTCGAGCAGCCGCCACACGCGCCCACGCAGATCCTCCACGCCGCCCCCATTCGGGTATCGCTCGGGTATCGCAGCACGAGCGTAGCGTTGGACGGGCGCGAACGCAAACGAACGCACTAGAACGTGACGGGGTATCTGACCTGCGAGAACAGGCTGAACGGCAGACTGACGTGAACGGCTCCGAATCGACGTGAATCACCGGTGACGAACTGCAAAGCCTTTATCCCCGGTTCGAATCCGGGCGTCGCCTCCAGCAATCTACCTGCGGAAACGCAGTCACCGGGCCGCTTCGGCGGCCTTCTTCATGCCCTGAATCGGGTACGGCTCGGGTATCGTGGCACCTTCGTAGCGCGCGACGAGGCCCGCGAATGTGCCCGCGAGCGCCTCATCGTCCGACGGTATGACGTGCCCGTAGTAGTCGAGCGTGATCTGGATGCGCGAGTGTCCGAGCCGTGCCGAGACGATGTGTACCGGCACCCCTGCCCGGAGCAGGAGCGTCGCGTGTGTGTGCCGCCAGGAGTGGAACGTGCCGCCGCGCGTCTCGATCGCGCCCTCGTCCTCGAGCATCCTGACTATGGGCGTGAACCGCGCAGACACCTTCGAGGGCCGGAGCAACTGCCCGTGTGAGCCGCACATGACGAGTCCGTTGTCCTGCCACGCGACCCCGTGGCGCAGCCGCTCCGTGCCTTGCGTCTTCCGGTGCTCACGCAGATCCTCGGTGAGCTCGACGTCGAGTGCGAGCGTGCGCCGCGACCGAGACGTCTTGCCGTACTCGACGCGCCTTGCCCCGCCCGCCTTCGTCTCCTTGATGATGCCGCTGACGACGAGCGTGCCTGGGCCGTCCGCGGGCAAGTGCAGATCGCGCCAGCGCAAGCCGAGTACCTCTCCGAGACGCAGCCCGGTGCGGAGCGCGATACGGGACTGCAAGTCGACCCACGACCCATTCACAGCCGCGGCCACGACCTGCGCTTCATCACTCGTCCATGCCACGCCGTGCGGACGAGCTGCCGGTGGATGCTTCGCGCGCGACGCCGGGTTGCGCTGAATCAGCGGCGGCTCTTCATGGCAGGCATCCTCGAGCGCCCGCTTCAGGATCACGTGCCGCTTGTGTACAGTGTCTCCGGTGATGAGTGTCCCCCGCCGCGTCTTCTCATGCTTGAGGCACCACGCGTAGTAGTCCTCGATCTGGCCCTTGGCGAGCTGCTGCAGCGGCGTGTCGCCGAGGTGGGCCGTGATGCTGCCGAGTAGTTGTGCATACCGCTCGTGCGTGCTGTCGGCCGTCTCCCCCATCGTTTCGTGTCGCTCGAGCCACCGTTCGACGTACTGGCCCAGCGTGAGCGCATCTGGGGACACGTACGCGCCGCGCTCCTGCGAGTCGATCATGGAGGCCCGGAACGCGATCGCCTTGTCGAGCGTGCAGCGCATCGTCTTGGAGCGACGCCTGCCCGTACCGCGCTCGTTCCAATAGACGCGGTAGTGCTGCCGGCCGAGCTTCTCTATGCCTGGAGCGACGACCATACCCGCGCCTCCTATGGTGAGCCGAACACAGCGGCGCTGATGTCAGAGCGCACCGCTACGTTCAGCGCAGCGAGGCCGTCGTAGGGCTGGAGTGTAGCGATGAGGACGAGCAGGACGTCAAGCGGTGGCAGGGTCCGGCCCTCCTCATACGTATACAGGCGCGGGGCCGTCACCTGGATGCCCCACTTGTCCTCGATCGCGTTCGCCAGCTCGACCATACTCGTGAAGTCTGAGTCCTCACGCCATGCGCGGAGACGCCGGCCGAGCCGCTTTCTGTCGATGACCTGTGCGTTCTTCACTGCGCGCACCTCCTGTCGCGGCATCTGACACCACCGCCGCGTTCGACACGCAGTATAACGCTTTTGTGCGCCGTTGACAGCAGCATGGGCTATTCAATGTGAGTTGTGTTTCTACCTCTTGTCGAACAGTTCTACTGTGTGCATAATCGGAGGCGGTACCAGACTGGGAGGAGGCACCAATGCTTGATCCGGGACTCTTCGTGAGAGAGCGCAAGCGTCAGGGGATGACGGACGATGAGCTCGCCGCACGCTCGGCCATCCCCTTGTATCGGATGCAGGAGCTGGAGGGCGGCGCGGCCCCGTCTGCGAACGAGGTAGTGGCGATAGCCAAGGCGCTCCGCGTGAAGCCCCAGGACATCGACAAGGTTTGGGAGGTGACACCATGGCAGAGATCATGACTCCCGAGCAGGCGACGGCGTACGCGAACTCGCTCATGCCGGACGACTCCGCGCCGATCTCGCGCGCTGCGATCTACTTCGCCGTGCGGAGCGGGGCCCTCGAGGCAGCCCGGATCGGCAAGGGGCGCGGGCGCATCATCATATCAAAGGCGAACCTGCTGGCATGGCTCAAGGCTTCTCCTGTGCCCTGCGATTCGACTGAACGTCGAGCCGTTGTACCAGGAGCAGAATCGTGACCGCGACCATCCTACTCCTGGGGCAGCGCCTCCATGCGCTGGAGCCGGTCACCACAGTGGGCGCGGTGCTCGGACTCAAGCGCACGACGGCGTTCAAGGCGGCGCGTGACTGGCCGCTCACCGGCGACAAGGGCGGGCGGCTCGTCATCGTCCCCGCCCTCGCAGACAAGCTCGGCATCCCGTACGAGGTAGTGAAGGAGGAGGAGGCCTCATGAGCACTCGGGCCTGGAACAGCGCCGTGGCCGTCTTCGAGTGGGCCGCGCGAGGCATCATCGGCGTGGCGTTCGGCTGGGTCATGTACTGGTCTCTGTTCATCATCCTGTCGGCGGTGTCGTCATGACCGCCGCCCAGCTCGACTTCCTCTCCGCCTCCACCGCCGCGTTCACGTCCGCCGATGAGTGGCGGCGCGAGAATCCCGAGGCGTACGCAGCGGTGGTTGCGTGGGCGCACGAGGACGCGATGAATCACCGGCCCTGCGCCATGCAGCGGTACATCGAGTTCCTGCGCGACCCCGACATGATGCCGCGCCGGTACGTGCATCGCCTCGATGCCGTCTACCTCGTCAACCATAACGTGCGCTCGGCACTGACGCGGCTCGTGCTCTCTGAGTACCCGTCGCTGCCGTTCGCGATCCGCAAGTCCACCTGCGACGGGCCGTTGTGCCCGGCAGCGAATCCGAG